AAGAAGGAGCCACAATAACCGAAGTCGAACAAGAAACGGTTAAGGAAGAACAAATACCCCAAGCAAGGGCCACAGAGGCAGAGCAAAAAGAGCCGGACGAGCTTGAAAGCTATAGCAAAAACGTTAAAGCTCGGATTAACAAACTAACTGGGAAGCTAAGAGAGGCGGAACGAAGAGAGAAAGCCGCCACAGAGTATGCTCAAAACGTAAAAACAGAGAACACAAAACTAAAAACAAGAAATTCCACACTTGATGGAAACTATATTGTGGAGTTTGCCAACAGGATCACCACAGAAACAGAAGCCGCTAAACAACAATTAAGACAGGCTACCGAAAACGATGAAGTGGATAAGCAGGTAGACGCTCAACAAAAACTGGCTCGATTAGCAGTGGAGGCCCAAAACCTTAAGTCCTTGAACGATAGAAGGAAACTACAGGTTAATGTAGCAGAACAGGCTGCAAGAACCGCAGCAACAAAAACAGCTCCTCCGGAAGCGGCTCCCGCGCCGCCTGATCCAAAGGCAGAAGCCTGGGCAGTAAAAAATGATTGGTTCGGAAAAGATGCCGCTATGACCATGACCAGTTTTGTATTGCATCGAACATTAACCGAAGAAGAAGGGTTTGACGGATCGGAAGACGCGTATTATGATGAGATAGACAAACGAATAAGGGAGGAGTTTCCACATAAGTTTAATGGAGACGCTACTTTACAAGACAACCGTCCCGCCCAAACGGTCGCATCTGCAACGCGCAGCGCGAAAAAAGGGCGCGGTAAGAACACTGTGAGACTCACACCATCACAGGTTGCAATCGCCAAAAAATTAGGTGTGCCACTAGAAGAGTACGCAAAATACGTGAAGGAGTAAAAAATGGATAAAACCACAACAGACGTAAAAGAAACAACTCGAGCTTCACGCGGGACCGATACCCGAGAAAAACAATCTCGACGTAGACCTTGGTCTCCACCATCCGCATTGGATGCACCCCCAGCCCCTGAAGGCTATCGACATAGATGGGTAAGAACAGAGGTCCGCGGACAAGCCGACACAAAAAACATGTCAGCAAGACTCCGTGAAGGATACGAACCTGTGAGAGCAGACGAATATCCGGACTTTGAAGCTCCCACCATTGAAGACGGCAAACACGCAGGATGTATTGGGGTAGGAGGGCTGATATTAGCTCGTATACCTGAAGAAACCGTAAAAGAACGGCAACACCATTTCGATTCAAGAACTGAAGGACAAATGGACGCTGTTGATAACGACTACTTCAGAGACGGCTCGCATCCCTCCATGTCGGTTTCAAAACCAAATCGACAAACTCGTGTAACTTTGGGCGGTAAGAGAGCAGTTGACGACAACTAATCTTTTATCGGTAATATTAATAATTCATCGTTATTTAGGAGACTAAATAAATGGCTAACGTAGATAAAGCCTTCGGGCTTCGTCCGTACAAAGGTCTTAATGTTGGTTCGGCTGTACAAGAAGCAAACAAATACAACATTTCTCCCTCTGGATACGACACAAACATCTTTCAAGGTGATTTAGTTATATTCGCAGGTGGTTATATCAATAGGGCAGCAGCTAGTTCTGCTAACCTTGTTGGCGTATTTTCACATTGCTACTATGTTGCATCTGACGGCACCCCGACCTTTAAGAATTATTACCCAGCGGATACGACTGCACTCGGAAGTGGCGCCATAGAAGCATATATCTATGACGACCCTAACCAAATGTTTGTAATACAAGCAGATGGTGCCTCAGCAGTAACTTGTGTAGGCAGAAATGCAGACACAGACGGTATTGGCGGTAGTACAACAACGGGCGTAAGCACTCGGGAGCTTGATTCAAGCACAATAAACACCACTCAAGGGCTTCAGCTCAAGATTATGGGTGCGGTTCAAGATGATATTAACGGGGATCTCACAGCGAATAATGCAAATTTGGTTGTAATAATCAATGAGCACGCTTACAGAGGTCCTGTAGCTGGAACATAAGGAGTAAATAATGGCTATAAGTAGAGCGCAACTCGTAAAAGAATTGCTACCTGGCTTGAATGCTCTCTTTGGACTAGAGTACAGTCGCTATGACCAAGAACATGAAGCAATTTATGATACTGAGTCTAGTGACCGAGCTTTTGAAGAAGAGGTTATGCTCACTGGTTTCGATACAGCACCTGTTAAATCAGAAGGAGCCGGAGTTGCATTTGATCAAGCACAAGAAGCCTTTACGTCTAGGTACACCCATGAAACGATTGCATTGGCGTTTTCAATTACTGAAGAAGCTATCGAGGACAATCTTTATGACAAACTGTCAGCAAGATACACTCGTGCGCTCGCTAGAAGTATGAGTAACACCAAGCAAGTAAAAGCAGCCTCTGTCCTGAATAGAGCGTTCAATTCAAGTTATCCAGGCGGCGACACGAAAGAACTTTGCGCAACAGACCATCCAACTGTGGGTGGCGCTAATTTGCGTAATGAGCTTTCAACGTCTGCTGACCTTAATGAGACTTCATTAGAACAAGCACTAATCGACATTGCGGCCTTTACTGATGAGCGGGGACTAAAAGTTGCTCTCCAAGGAATGAGACTAATTCTTCCTAAAGAGCTTCAATTCACCGCTGATCGTTTGATGGAATCACAAGGACGTGTGGGTACTTCTGATAATGATATTAACGCTATACGCAACATGGGCATGGTCCCAGAAGGCTATACCGTAAATCATTATCTTACTGATACAGATGCGTGGTTCATTAAGACTGATTGTCCGAACGGGTTCAAAATGTTTAACCGTTCACCAATCAAGACTTCAATGGAAGCGGATTTTGATACTGGTAATGTACGATACAAGGCTCGCGAAAGATATTCGTTTGGGTGGTCTGACCCCCGAGCAGTCTTTGGCAGCCCCGGAGCATAAGCAATAAGCTAAATTGGAAGTTGTAATACACTTTCTTACTCAGTATTACAGAGAAGGGGGCTTCGGCCCCTTTTTTCTTTCTTTTTGTATTTTTTCCAAGTAATATAGTTCTTGTATCTAGGGTAAACTTGTCCTACAGACTGACCTAGCAGACAAGCCAAGACGGTAGGACTTATTTCCAATGGAGGAAATTATGGCAAAATCAACCTTTTCAGGCCCTATAAGGTCTTTAGCAGGTCTTATAAATGCGGGCTATAGCTCAGTTGTTAGTTTAACAGCTAACACGACTATCACAGTGGCGTCTCATGCTGGTAGGATATTATTGTGTAATGATGCGGACGGAGTATTCACTCTGCCTAGTATTGTTGTTACAGAACCTACAGACAAAGGCGACCCAAATCAATTATGTAACTTAGGTGCTCAGTTCACTTTCGTAGTTGTTACAGCGGCAACAGACATGGACATCACAACCGATGGCACTGACAAATATGTCGGTGGTGCTTATACCGGTATTGATGACAGTGCAGCAGGGAAGACCTTTATTTCCGGTGCTTCTAATGACACTTTTACACAAAACGGCACAACTAAAGGCGGTTTAGCAGGAAGTATTGTGGTGATTACCGCAATAGCAAGCGCTAAATACCATGTTGCAGCACAGCTACTTGGTTCAGGAACTTTAGTAACACCATTTGCTGACGCTTAATAGGGGGTAGATTATGGCTAATACAGTCACAGGACCCACTATTCAATATGATTATGGCAAGAAATTAGTCACATATTGTTCTGTTTATTCAGATGGAAGTGCCAGTAGTACCACTTTAGTCGACGTTTCAGCTTTGAACCAGTCGGCGAATAAAGAAACATGCACGCATGTGGCTTTAAATAAAATATGGTACACCGTGAGCGGCGCCCCTGATGCACCAGCATCACTTGATTGGGACGCAACAACGGACGTTACTTTTTTGACCCTGGCTTATGACAACACGTTTGACTTTAGCTCCATAGGAGGTTTAGTGAATACGGAAGCGTCTGGCTATACTGGCGATGTTTTGTTTGTTGTTCCATCGACCTCTGATGCAGGAAATGAATACACGGTTTGGTGTGAGTTTTTGAAATATTACGAAGCGCCTAACAACTAATGGCCACGTCAGGGACAACTACGTTCGATCTAAACGTCGACGAGTTGATCGAAGAATCGTTTGAACGTTGTGGACTAGAATTAAGGACCGGCTACGATCTGGAAACAGCTAGGCGGTCCCTTAATCTTATGTTTGCTGAATGGGCAAACCGAGGCTTAAATCTCTGGCTTATTGTTGAAAGAACAGAAGCGTTGACCGAAGGCACCACCAGTTACGATCTTGACACAGACCTAGTTAATGTTTTGTCTGCGGTCATTCGTCGTACTTCTGGAAGCACCACTACTGATTATCAGGTAAACAGGATCAGTAGGAGTGATTATCATTACCTTCCGAACAAAAGCACTAAATCAAGATCAACGCAGTTTTATGTGGAAAAAAGCATAACTCCGAAACTGTATTTGTATCCGGCGCCGGAAAACTCTACGGACGTTTTTCGTTATTACGCGCTGACGCGTATACAGGACGCAGGCATTTATACCAATACTTTAGAAATAACGTTTGAATTTCTCCCCGCGATGGCAGCAGGACTGGCTTATTATATAGCTATTAAAAGGGTTCCAGACCGCGTGCAGATGCTCAAACAAATATATGACGAGGAATGGCAACGAGCCGCTTCTGAAAATATTGACACGGTAAGCTCTCGTTTTTTACCTTCTAGGACCATCATCTAATGGCTTTTGCAGCGGACCCAGTAGCTCTGCGCAACCCCCGTCCCGCTAGAACAGAACCCGTTGCAGAGGCTTTGTTGACCAACAACCCTTTTCTTTCAACAGCAGGGAGTGCGGTTATTAAAGTTTTTGAAGACGATCATGGTCGAAGCACCGGGGATAAAGTACGCTTTAGAGGAGCAGAAGTGTTCGATGGGTTTACTGTTGCAACATTGACTGATCCAGATGCTTATTCAATTACAAAAGTAGATGACGACACCTATACCTTCTCTGCTGTTTCTGGAACCGGCACAAGTGGGGCAAGGGGTGCAGGACCCTTTGTTTCAGTAGGTCCGGCACAAGCGCTTTTACCATTAAACCCTTTTAGAGCTGAAGCCTCTGGAGCAAATGCAGTGATTCGTGTAACCGAGTTTAAACATGTTAGAACCACAGGGGATACCGTTCGTTTTCGTAGTACCGAGGCTTTTGATGGAATAACAACAACTGTGCTTGAAAGCTCTGATGGGTATACAATAACGGTTGTGGATAGCAACGAATATAAATTTACTTCAACAGGAACCGCTACTACCGGTGATATTACTGGTGGTGGTTCTACAGTAACCGCAGGGCCGACAACATGAGTTTTACCTATAGTGGAATGAAAACAGCGATTCAGAATTATATGGATAATTCTGAGACCACGTTTACCAATACGCTTGACACCTTTATTAAACAGGCGGAGAACCGTATATTTAATACAATTGAACTTAATGTGTTTCGTAAAAACGTTACTGGAACCGCTGCATCCGGGAACCCCTACCTTTCATCACCCACAGATTTCGTGGCTCCTTTAAGTTTAGCTGTTTTAAACAGTGATAGTGAGTACACTTATTTATTATTAAAGCACCCTAGTTTTATGCGCAATTACATACGAGCTGCTGCAACAACCGGGGTACCTAAATACTATGGTCAGTTTGATGATGACACCTTTATTTTAGCGCCAACACCGAACGCTAACCTAACTTTTGAGCTACATTATCTGTATCAACCCGCCTCATTAACCGCAGCAGGGGACAGTGGTACGACTTGGATTTCAGACAATACCCCGGATTTATTGCTATACGGTTCTTTAGTAGAGGCCAGTATTTTTATGAAGCAGGAGCTTACTGAGACTAATATGTTTGAGCAACGTTTTCAGGAAAACCTAGTTAGAACAACCACATTAATGGAAGGAAGAGCCACAAGAGACGAAAACCGTTTTGATAGACCAAGGGTTTTTGTTAATCCTCAACAACAATAATAAATGCTTGAGAATAAACACATTGCACTGGTTGCTATGGGGCAAAGTCAACTGGATTTTCACATGTCTATTAGCCACAGTCAGGAGTACGATGAAGTTTGGGGCATTAATTCCATGTGTGCAGTTACTAAGTGTGATCGTGTGTTTATAATGGACCCTGTTTCTCGGTTTTTTGACACCTTTGATGCGGGGCCACAAACAAAAATACTGTGCAGAACACTTCCTAGACTAGAGATTCCTGTCTATTCTTGTGAACTCGATAATCGGGTTCCAGCCATAGAGTTATTTCCCATAGAGGAAGTTGTTAAAGACCTGGGTTGTGCCTATT